CCATTAACGGCAGTAAACCTAACTAAATCGTCTCGTGTTATGAGTAGTGCAGTTGCCATTATTGATTTCCGTAAATAGGGTTATTAGGTAAGAATCCGTTATGTGGCATATCAACAGGTCTCTTAGAAACCAAAGCCTCGTTTTTAATTGTATAGCCGTATTTAGCAGCTTTTGCTTGTGCGATTTGTTTAGCGTTAGGAATGTCCAAAGCCTTACCTTCAAATGCTGCGTAAACTTGCTTGTTCCAACGATGATGGCAGTTGCCTCCACCCTTGTAAAGCCAAATAGAATAAGTATCAGCTCCTCTCGGACCCCAGCCTTTGTTGACTGCTTGACTGCCCATTTTAAGAATATCCTCTTTTCTATAAATCTTTTTAGCTCGCATCATTGCATTGCAAAAAGGTCTTGACTTATCTCTTGGTTCTGAACCTGCATAAACGTAGCGAGTCACGAATTTAAAACCATCAATTACCTTGTCTTGCTTGTCTCGTAGGTTTGGACGTGCATCTCCTGTGCTTACAAGCTCAACTAACTTTGAAAATAAGCTCTTTTTAGGCTCTTTAGAGAGTAGTTCGTTCTCTGCATCGTCTAAGTCATAGTCAACAGGAAATTCATCGATTAGAAGCCAATTTTCAGAAGGCTCTTCTCCTAAGTCTATAAGTGATTGAGCAACCTCGTTATCTAAGGATTCTTGTTTTGATAGTTCAGTTCCCGTTTCCTCTGCTACTTGCTCTTGGTTTTGTGCGTTTTCTAAATCCGTAAATTCAAGCGGTTTAAGCGTCTTAAAGAATAAGTTGAGGGATATGCCGTTGTAAGCTAAGATAGTGTCTAAGGCTTCAAGTATTTCATCCTGAAGTGGCTTAATTACCATATTGTTAAACAAGATAAACGAGTTCTGAAGCTCATCAGCGTTTGAACTAAATCCGTTTGCTCCTGCAATACCAAAAAGTAACGGAGAAGTAACGTTGTGTCCAAGCATAATCTTACGCATACACTCCTCACTCAAATATGTGTAGTGTTCAGGTGCATCGTTTAATGGTAAATCGTCTACCGTTGTTTTAGTGTCCATATTGTCGTTGAACGCTACGATAACTTTTTGACCTTTAGAACCAGTCAACTTACCTAATACCTTTTTTGTAATGATAGATTGCTGCTCCTCAGTAGGAACTCCGTTGTTAAAGTTGACCACCTTCGTGCCTGAGAATCCGTTTTGAACTTCGTTGATTAAGTAATCAGCTATCTCCTCTTCCAATAGTGCGTAAGGAACTGCACCTTGATAGTCAGGATAAGCGTAATATTTCATTCCTACTGCGTAAGGCTTTGAGAATAAAATCTCAATCTTATCTTTAGAATATCCGTATGCAGGTATTCTTGTAGGTGGGTATTTCTTTACGTCAGTCCAATCGTCTGAATAGTAGTATCCTTCTATTTCTCCGTCTTTATTACACTTCTCAGCACGCAACAAATTGACAGGCATATGAAAAGCCTTCAAGATTCTATCGTGCTTGTCGTTGTAGTGTACCTGAATAGCGAACTGCCCAAGCATTTTGCGGTCAATAGCAATCTTGCGTAAGCAATCCTTTGAGAACATAGCCATTGCCTGAGCGTACTCATTAGGCTTTCTTGAAGCATCTACTGCAGACAAGCCACGTCCATAGACAAGACGTGAAATATTGTTGATGATTGCGTTGTTTGTAGTGGAGTTCGTGTATCTATCCAAAAGGAAAGAATAGTAGTTGTTGTCTTCTCCGTAATCTACCCAAGCATCTCGCTTGCTCTCCTGAATAACTGGAGTAGTGTATGCCGATAGATTTAGTATGTGTACGTTGTTACTCATAAACTATGAACGTATTTGATGTGGTGTTAGATGTATATTGTCCGTTGTTTACGGAGAACGTTACGATGTTTTGGTCAGTACAGAAGATTCTATCCTTGTAAACGATGTCCGTGTTTTTGTAAAGAACCAAATCGTAGAAATGCCCTTCCTTTAAAGCGAATGTAGCCGTCAACGTGTTAACGTAATCGCCTAATGTTTGCGATGTGATAGCTACGGTTACTGGAGTGTTTGTTTGGTCATCAGTCAACACCATTGTAGTAGGTGTGTCTCTCGGAATAAACGAGAAGGTCTGAGCTGATGTAGATGTCGTTAGTACAATCATATTAAAGTAACTGACTTTATACCGATTTGTTTTAAAAGCAAAAAGGGCAGCCAAAGCCACCCTTCTTACACGCTATGAAGAAAACGATTATGCAGTAATAATAGTAGCTACACCAAATACATCGCCTGCACCACCTGCTAAGTCTGCCTCAGATGAGCAGTCCAACAAGTTAGCGTAAAGCTTCTCTTGACCTACAAAAGTCAAAGTGTATCCGTTTAAATCTCCCATTGCAGTACCATTTGAAGCATTTGCAGTAGTCAATTCCATTCCGTGTTCAAGACCTGCCAAAAAGAATTGGTTGTTGCGGTTCTTGATTACAACGTGAGGACGTCCGTAAGCTAACAATTTAACTGACTTGTGTGTAGCAGCATCTTGCTTCTTTAAAGTGATAGTCAAAGTTTGCTCAGCAAAAGTAGTTCCGTTTTCACGAGAAGAGTTATATACTTGCTCAAAAGAGTTTGTTCCTTTGAGTTCGTATTTGTATAACGAAGTTACGTTAGCAACTGCGTCAATGGTGTCCGTACCTGTTACATAAGTAACGTCAGTAGGGAAAGCGTAATCTGCGTAGTTAATGAAGTAAACTGCATCAATACCTCCAACGGCATCTTTACAAACCTCAAGTCTACCATTAGCTAAAAGACAGGACATAGAATTTTGATTTTTAGTTAGTTATAAAAAAGGGAGGAGCGTATACCCCTCCCCGATTATTTTAATTAAGCTAAGATTAGTTAGCAGAGTTTGTGATACCGTAAGTAACAACGTCAGAAGCAAAGCCGTATTTAGCATCAGCAGTAAAACGCATAATTACACGGACGTTCTGAGAACCATCAAGGTCACCCATATCCAATACTTTAACTTCGTTCATATCGTTCAAAAGACCAGTAGCAAAGTACAAGTTAGATTTTTGAGCAAGAAGAGCTGTGTTGTTAGCAAGACCGTTAGCCAAGAAGATACGAACACCGTCAAAGAATACATCACCAAGTTGTTGGTTTGTACCTTTGTTGTCGTAACCGTTAGCACCTACACCTGAAGCAGCGAAGCCACCCAAAGCACGAACATAAGCACGATAGATGTTAGAAGAAACGTAGAGTGTCAAGTCTTCTTTTCCGTAAAGAGCAGCAGGGCAAGCATCAACGATTTTACCAAGCTCAGTGATTACGTTAGCAGCAGTAACGGTAGTACCTGCAACTTCTTGACCTGATGGCAAAGATGCATCAGTAGTCAATTGTGTCATAATACCTGCGAACTCACCTGCAGTAGCGTTAACACCTTGCCAAATTGAAGTTTCCATACCTGCAGCAACTTTCTCAGCAGCGTGTGCGATTAAGAAGTCAGCGAAAGATTTAGGAAGAACGTCAAATGCAGAGTAACCCATTTGGATAGCATCCCAATCTGAACGGAAGTCAGACTTACAAAGTTGCAAGTTAACTTGGAAAGACTCAGGTTGAAGAATACGCTCAGTCAAAGTGATTGTAGACGTAGGGTCAAAATCACAAGTAGCGTTCTTGATGATACCATCCGTAGCGACACGCTTAATTACCTGCTTAAATTTGACGTTAGGCATAACGGTGATACCGCCTTTGTCAAGGGTTGGAGCAGACAATAAAGCTGCTGCAATGTACTTACCTGCGAACTCGCCAGCGTAAGTAGTAGTGATTGAAGTTGTTGTTGGCATTTTATTTAATTATTTAATGTTAGAAATTCTTGATAATACCGTGTCCATAGTAGTTGCGTTTCTTTTAGTCGCAAACTTGAATACGTCAGTAGCTTGTGTGTTTTCAGGATTGAAAGAAATCGGCTTAGGCTCTTCGCTTAATTCTACAGGTGCAACTTCTTCTGCAACTTCAGTAGATAAATTGAGTTGTGCTTTCAATTCTTCATTCTCTTTTTTAAGTGCTTCAATTTCGCTGAAGAAAGACTCTTTAACGATAGACTCAATAACTTTTTTAGCTTGTGGTGTAGTATCAGTAGCAGCTTCAACTTCCTCTTCTACTTCAGGAGTCTCTTCTACTTCTTCTTCTTCCACTTCTGCAGCTTCACGAACTTCGGCAATTACACCTTCTTCGATAACTACAAGGATACGCATATCCTCTAATTCATATTCTCCTACTGGAACTGGGATACGTTGTTCGTCTTCCGTTAGGATAAATACAGGTTGTCCTGCTTCGAATACTTCTGCTTCGAGCATAGATACGCCATCAGAAAGACGCATAGTTTCCAACTTCACTTCCATTCCAAGAAGTGTGCGGACTTTGTTTAAGATTGATTTTTCGTTCATTTGTTTTTATTTACCGATTGTTTTAACTGCATTCATTGAGTTCATAATTGCATCATCAACTTGACTTAATAAAGAGTAGGCATCTTGCAATTCTTTAAATGCAGGGAGTTGTTTTACGTCTATGCCTAAATCAGCAGCTTGTTTAGTTAATGTACCTTCAATTTTAGATAATTCAGCAGTTTTTTTCTTTGCAAAATCTTTATTTAATAAAACATCAGGATAAACTGATTTTAAGGCAGCAACTGATTTTTGAACTGTGGCATCGCTTCTTAAGAATCTTGTTACTTGTTGTTGTGCTTGTTTTTTAGCAGATGCAATGTCTTCAATAAGACCTAACTCAATTTTGTGAGAAGCAAGCTCTGTAGCCTCTTCTTTAAATAGTCTGTTGTAAACTGATTTTTGTGTATTCATACTTAAACAATTTTTAGATTTATATTTGTTTTATTTTTATCCGTTTTGACGTACGATAGTCCTTACTCCGCTGTTCTCAGTTTGAGTAGGAGCAGGCTCGTTTACAGTAGCAGTTTTACCGATTCCCTGAGCTTGTAAACTTCCGTCACAACACTTGGTTGAGTATGTTTCGTCTTCACATAGGCAGCCTCTTTTGCTACCTGCTCTTGGACTTGCTTTGCTTGGTGTTTTAAATTTTTCTTTCATTTTATTATATATTTGTGTAAAAATTGACATTATGAAACCTAAACAATATGCTTATAAACTTTTGTATGAGTATTCTCGTATTTTAGACAAAAAAAGTACGGATGTTCAAGTTATACAATGTGCAATGTTTTATATTCAAGAATCAATATCATTTGTAAATATCGAAGACCCTTTAGTTAATTACTATTTAGACGTCAAGAATTATTTACTTAAAAAACATCATTCGGCTTCTTGTAATCGTCAAGAGCTTTAACTAATTCTTTTCCGTTTTGGATTTCTTTTCTTAATGCAACTACTTCAGGTACATTATTAATTTCTAATCCTAATTGTTTTGCAGCCTTTTCAAAATCAGCAAGTCTTGCAGGTGCTTCATTATTTACCCACTTGTAAATTGCATTTCTTTCATTCATAAGAGCAGTATATGCTTTATTTGCTTCTGCTACTTTTTGCTCAAACGCATTTGCTACTTTATCAGCTGAACTTTCTGAACCTTGCAAAATTTTTGTAGCTTCTTGCAAATCTTTAATTGATGCTAACTCTACTTCGTGTTTAGCTAATTCTATACCTTGTAATTCTGCTGCGTTACGCTCCATTTGAGCGATTTTGTTTAGTATATTGTTCATTTTAGTAAATCTTTAAGTTGTTCTATGATTTCATTTTTCTTTTGTTGCTCTAATGACATTTCTAATTTGTCAGCGAAGTATCCCTCAATTGAGAAGCCTTTAACCTTGCCAGCTTTCACGTCTTGCCATACCTCATCGTTATCCACTTTCATAGAAATCATCCAAGTACCTTTTGGCAAACTGAAGCCATATAATTGGGATTTATCCGATTTAGGGTCCTCAATTAACCAAGATTCTACAACGGTCATTCCTTTGACTGCGTCTTTGTGTTCGTAGGTTGCGTTGGATTGATTTCCGTTTTTAAAGAACAACTCCATAGCTTGACGCACGGTGTCTTCCGAGAAGTAAATGTAATACTCCTCTTTCTTTGCGTTTACACGATAGATTTTCTTGTTAGGAATAAGAGCTGCACCCATTAAAATACGTTTCTCTTTGTCAACTTCTTTAAGTTCTACTTCGTGTTTTGCTAAGGCTACAAAGTTCTCCTCAATGGCAGGAGATTCAACTACACTCACGGCATCAATTCCGCTTTGTGCATCCTTTTCGTCAATGATTAATTCAATTACTTGCATATCTATTCAACTTTTTAGTTCTACAATGTTGCGTTTTCAATTCGGTTTCTATCTAAGCTCTGAGCCGTAGTTACTGAACCACTCACTACATAAGCCTGAACTGGTTGCTGCTGAAGTTGCGCTAACTGATTGACTCCTGAGTTTCCGACCACGTTAAAGTTTGGAGCTTGTGCTGCTGAACCCGAAAAACTATTCGATATGTTACCGCCGCCACCGCCACCGCCACCATCAGGTGTTTGTACGGCAGTAATTGCTTTGATGTTTTTAATACCTGCTGCAATAGCTAAACCTGCGTTGATAGGAGCTAATACAGGACCAACTACAGGAATACCGACAGTAGACGTGTAAGCCTTTTGTGCTGATACAAATGTTGATATTGTAGCCTCTGCAATTGCCGCTGCCTTACCTGCTGCTGTTTGCTCTCCAAATAAATCTGCTATCTGACCTAAAGTAGAAGCAGTAGCCATTAATGCGTCTTCCTGTGCTTTCTTTTTTGCATCGTCAAGTTCCTTCTCTCTTTGATATATACGCTCACGGACTTCTTGGACACCTACTAAACCTGCCTTTTGTTGCTCTTGAAATTCCTTAGTAGTTTTAATAGAACTTATAGTTGCTATTTTGACTTGTTCGTTTCCGCCTCGACTTAAATCAACTTGTTTATCCGTAATTTCTTTCAGTTCTTTATCACGAGCCTCCTCTAAAGCCTTAATGTCTTTTCCGTACTTTTTAGCGAGTTTAATCTGCTCAGCATACTTAGCCTCAACGGCATCAATTTGACGTTGTGATTCTTCTTTTAATAGCTCCGTTGCGGACTTTTGATTGTCTTTAATAGTTGCAAGTTCTTCCTTTGCTGCATCTTTTCCAGCTTGTATTCTATCTTGCTTATCTTTAACCTCATCAACTTTGTTTTGATTGATAATGTCTTTTCTATCTTGACGAGCTTTTTGTAAGTCTTCCTTTTCTTTGACTAATATCTCACGAGCTTCGACTGCGTTTTCTTTAGCTTTTTTGATTATCTCTTCGTCCGCATCAGCATTGACCAGTTTCTGATACCTTTGCTTTGCTAACCAGTAAATGTTTTCGGCTCTGGCTACGGAATCTTTTTCTAACTCAATGCGTTCTTCAGCTTGTGCAACTTTCATTTTACGAAGCTCTGCCGTAGTAGCCCCTTGTGCCTCTGCCATTGCTAACTCAAAATCCTGATTCCTTTGTAAATCGTCAGCTCTTTTTTCTAATTCTTTGGCATTGTCTTTTATAGCTTTAGCACTTTGATTTAAGGCTTTAGTGTAACGTGCATTACGTTCTATTTCGCCTGTAAATACATTAGCTATTTTGTCAAAGTTTGCAATGAGTAAACCAATACCAGTTATTAAAACACCGATACCTGCCGTCATAAAGATTTTAGATGCCGTAGTCATACCTGCAAAAGCAGTAACCGCAGTATTTTTTAAACTAATTAAAAACGGTATAGATTCTTTTATGCCTTGTACACCTTGCTGAATAGCCATTGCAGATTGAACTTGCAACAAAGCCTTTTCTACTGCTTCTGATTCTACGCCAAAAGCACCCATTGCACCCTGCGCTAAACTAAAGCCTGCCGTAACACCACCTAACGCACCGCCAAGTTTTTGCCCCATATTAGTGGCAGCAGCGTCAACGGCTAAGTCAGTTTGGATTTGTACCTTGCGATAGCTACCTACTGTCTTTAAGAGGTCTTGATATTCCTTTGTAGTTGTTTTACCTGCGTTAGCTAACTCATACAAGCGGTCTTCAGCCTCGCCCATACGAGTTGTAAGCGGTTGTAAGTCGCCGTATACTTCTTCAAAACTTGCAGAGACATCGTGAGTAGCTTTGGCGAGGTCATCCATCGCCTTTGTAGCTTGTTTTGTATCTACGTTTATTTGTATGTTTTTAACCTCTGCCATTTCGTTTATTTATAAGTTCTCGTTTACCTTGTTTGATTGCTTTCTTTAAAGACGTGTGCAGCTTGTATTTTCCTTTGGCAATGTCTATCTCCTCACTTATGCCGTAGTGATTGTCAAGCTGGAGCATTGTTATTATATGTTGTATCATTGTATTACTATAAAAATGTTATCATTAGTCCGTGTTCCATTAGCGTAAGTATAAGCTACATCTATTGTGTACACATTACCGCTTGTCAAAGCTCCTGTTGTGATAGTTACGTTTTGACTTGACGTTAAAGTTGTTTGGCTTAAAACTATGTCAGAAGCTGAAGGAGTAAGCAATGCAGTAATACCTCCATTTGGAATGTTAATAGCCGTAGATGCTGAACCACCCGATGCAGGAATATTTATGAACGGCACTTTGTTAATCATTGGTCTGAAATCCAAATAAAGCGAGAACTGAACTTCTCCCGTTGTTAGGTTCGTGTTCATATCGTTGATGATATACCGCTTGTCTCTGATGATTAGCCTATCGTTTAGCTTTAGGTTTGTCAAAACTCCTACTGGTAGAATTGTCTTGACGTTAATGAGCCTTTGCTTTAGGTTGTAAAGATTGTACAAGTACGAAAAGTAATACTGAGCAAATAGCGTTTGTTCAATAGGTATGTCTATAAGCGTTGATGTATCAGGTGCAAAGTTTAAAGTTAAGTCCGTGTTGTTGTAGCGTAAGTCTTGACCAAATGGAATGTAACTTGTTATCGTTGTATGACCTCCGCCATCATTTGCAAACTTAAAGTTGGTATCCTGTAAATCGTAAGTGTACAATAAAACAGGCTTAGGAATGTACGGAGCAAACTCAGAGTTAAGCGAGTAACCCAACTGCAGGTTTTGACTGCCATTGAATTTAGATTGTAGCAGGTTCTCGAAAGGAAGCTCAACCGTAAACTCTCCTCCGTCATAATTGTACTGATAAGTTGTGTCTCCGTAGTTTCTATTAAACGTTTGGCTAAAGAACTTATTGAGCATACACTCGCTATCCGCAAACTTGAACTGAATCTTTTTGTAAAGCGGCATACGAGCAACATCAATAGAAGCAATGTCCGTGTTTTCCGTGATGTCTACAATCGCTCCCTGCCCGTACCAATCATCCAAAGGAGCAACGTCATAAACATTAACGTCAGAGCTAACGCAAACCATATTAAAAGTCTTTAGGATTCCTGAGAAGAAATCTGCTACCTTCATTTTTGGAGCATTAGCCGATAGATTGATATTTGCGTTAAAAATAATATTAGCACAAGTGATGTCAATGTAATCAGTTACAAGCGTTAACGGAACACCAGAGCCAAAATAACTCACGTTATACCTTACGTTAAACGCAATTGAGTTAGGCGCATCGCTTCGCAGCTTAAATGAGTAAGTCGAATCTAAACCTGAGTTGTTAAAAACTAAAGCCAGTTGATAAGATGCAACTCCTGAGCCTTGAATTGAATTAAATAAGTTTCCGTTTTGGTATACGTCAATGAAATAATCGTCAGGGTTAACGGATGAGGTAACATTCAAATTGATGACGTGAGAAACAACGTTTGGAATATAGTCAACCTGAATTTCGTTAGTTGTTAAATCAACCTTATTCGTTAAATTGTAAGTTGTAAACGTAGGAGTAACGGCAGTCATATTTACGTCATAGGACTCCGATGTTTTAATCAGCGTCTCAGTTGACTTGTACCATAAAAACAAATCAGTAAATCTCTGGTCATTTAAAAACGTTCCGTTGAAAGTTATTCCGTATTTAGCCTCAATCAAATCAAAGATTTTAGCTACTCGCAAAGCAGGGAATAATTCGTTTTTATTTATCGCTCCTGAATTGGTATGTATGTCGTTATTGGTTATCGTTGATGTTAACCAGTTAGGAAAAGGAACATTTACAGGAGTTGATTGATACTCCCAAATTCTATTTGAAGTAATCAAAGGCCATTTAACGTCATCCATAATAGTTCCGTCAATCCTGCTAATAATTTCAGGGCTGCTGAACTTGTGAGTGAGTGCCGTGTAATCTAAATCAGAAAGCAAGTCCTCGCCAAAGTAATCTTTTAGCGTTCTGCCATCTCCGTAGAATGTTACCGTGTAGCTTTCAGGGCGTCCGTTTTTTAGGTTCGCCTTTTCTACTTGCAACTTACCCCTACGGAAAAACGTAAGGTCAATTTCAATAAACGAATCTAAGCGCAGGTTATAATCAATCAATGAGTTTACATCTGACTGATAGAAGTGTTGTAGGATTCGGTTGTTATGGTCGTTAGCAGGTATTGTAAAGCTCTGCGAAAAGTCCGTAAAGGTTTTGCTGATGTCCTGTACGTTTTGAACTGTGCTTGTTAGGTTGATTGTTTCGTCATTGAATAGCTCTAATCTCTCCGAGTTTTTATAGTACCCAAATAAGCCACCTAATGAGTTTAGATAGTTAACCATACATTCTCCAGACTCGCATACGCCTCCTGCATTGGTAACGTTCTGAAAGAAGTTGTTGACTACCGATGTTGTAATGTTTTGGTAGCGTGTTGTGCCAACGTATAAGTGAACCTCTCTGCTCATTACATTACCGAGTTAATAACGTCATATGCAAATTCAAACTCCATCTCGTAATTAATTAGATTCGAGTTTATGGATTTCTTTAAGTCCATTGACTTCGTGTTTAGCTTGGCAGCAGTTTCGTTTACAAGAATCTTCTCGCTCAACATTAGCTGCTTGATTTTCTCCTTGAAGCTCTCGTCTACCCAATCCGTGTTAACTCTGATTGTTTGCTTTCCGTTTGCGTTAAACACTTCTCTTTGTCCTTCCGTTAGTAGGTAGTTAGGGAACGTGCTTTGCATTAAGTTATACTCCGTGTTTTCAACGTTCAAGGTATCGTAACTTGCTTTGAAAAACCATTCCCTTTGCCACGCTCCGTATTTATTTACAAAGTCAATCTGAACTGGAGTGTATTTACATTCGCTTTTAGGGTAAACATTGGAAGTCCATAAAACTGCGTTTGCTGAATTTAAAAACTCAACCTTATTGCCTACTGCCTCCCACCCTGCGTAAACTCTTCTAACGTCTCTTACTGCGTTTGTAGATAGGGTTATTGTTTGAGTTGCTGCCGTGCTATAATTCGTGTATCTAACTTTGGCTACATTGCCACCTGTGTAAGCCGTAAACCACCCGACGTTGTTGATTGGGTTGTAATAGTAATCCGTGTTATCGGAAAAGACATCAAATAAAACAGGGTTGCTGCCTTGTGCATAATATCCGAATCCATCAAAACCTAAACCTGAAACATCAGAACCAACTTGTGCAAATGTGTTGCCGATTCTCCTGTACTTTCTATATAAGAAATTGACGTACTGATTTGTTGGAGTAGCTGCCGTTGATGTCGGTTGCGTTTGTAGATTGTTGTGGTCTATAAACTCGCTGATGTAAGGCGATAAATCGTAATAGGTTGCAGGAGCGTTAGTCGCAGCAATTAACTTGCTTAAAGTGTATTGTGGTGCGCTTGGCATTGAACCTGTATTCCACAAGTAAAGTTCTATCTTGGTTTCTACTTGTCCTGTTTCGTTTATCTCTACGATGTGCGGACTTCTTGTAAATATGTTAGCCATTGTTTTGTATTTGGTCTATTTGTTGATTAAATAATTTTAGTGCATCTAATCCGTATTTTTCTACCAGCTCCTCAGGTAGTCGCTTGTAAGCTGCCTCAAATGGTTTAGTAAAAAACAAGCTCGGTTTAATGCCGTTCATAAACACGCTGCGAGCAATTGCAAATGACAATCCTTTTCTACTTTTAAATTTACCTTTGTCTCTTGGTGCTAATCCTTTTCTAACTATCCATTTATCGAAAGCCTTTGGAGGAGGCATCTTTGATTTATATGAGTAAGGAGTATTGTATTTTTTTTTCTTACCTGAAACACCTGCATCTTGAAAGATTCCGTAGTCTTCCATTTTAAACTCAATCGAAATAGAGTTAGGCATCGTCTTTACATTGCCTTTAATTGATTGATATAGCTTCTTAGACGAGTTCTTTTTGAGCCTCGAAAGGTTGCGCCTTGACTGACTAACAACGTAGTCTTTAAAGCGTTCTAATTCCTTTTGAACCTCCGTGTTTTGCATCAGCAGATAGTTACCTCGTTAGGGATTAAGATGTCAAGGGTCATAGTCCACCCTGCCATAAAGTTCTCAAAACGCTCAGTAAATGGCTCACAAGTAGGATTGCCATCAACAACGTACTTATCATCCCACAAGTTTCCGTGCAACATAAGCGCATAGGCTCGATTTAAGACCTCCAATTGAGTGTTGAGTACATCTTGCTCATTTGAGTTGCCTCTGAACACGTCAGTCGTTGCTTTTTTGCTTATGTCAACGATGTCCATCGCAATGAGGCTTACGTTAAAGCGCACAACATTGGTTTCAAACGATGCGTTGTTAATCATCATATGTACAAGCGGAAAGATTGTCTGCTTGTTTAAGTCCACCTCAAAGATATCCCCTTCCGTTACTGTGTTCACAATAGGGTCAGCTATAAAGTGTGTTTTTAGTTTGTTCGTTATGTCGTAAAATCCTTTCATCGTCTTAATTGTCTTTGGAGTTGTCGTTGTTCAATTTCGTTTTTTTGCTTTTCGAAGGTGAGATAGGTAAGACATTTAGTAACCCTTGATTTGGCGATGTCGTCAAATTTTGTGACATCTCCTTTAGCGAGCGCATAAAGTGACTGATACCATCCCCATCGTTTGCTAAATTGAGTTGTTTCGCTAAAGTCTGGGATAGGTTCTTCTCCTTCTTCATCTCCGTCTCCAAATAGTTCAGAGTAGCTTGCAGTAAGTCGCTTTCTAAAGTCCAAAAAAAAACAGATGCTGCAATACATACGTCTAATGGTGCGTACTGCATTAGCTCCTCCATATCTTTGTTTGGGTTGTATTCTGCTATCTCGTATTTATCTCCGCTTCGTGTTTTTATAGGGCGGTACAAAACTGCCATTGCCTTGTGGAATTTATCCCAACTCTGCAAATGAGAATCCAAATCAACGTACTCGCCAAAGGTTATCTCTTCAAGCTCTGGAATAAAACCAAACTCAATATCTCCAATCTTGAAAGTCGGAGTGAATTTAGGTGTCTGATTGAAAAGCGTAGTGAAATGTGCTATCAATTCATTCAAGGAAGTTAGCTTAATCTTAGCCACTTCAATCAATCTAATACCGCAGAATATCTCTACCATCTTCTGAGCTACAAACTCTTCGTCTGAGGAGTTGCTTTGCACCTTCAGAAAGTCCTGATAGTGCTTTAACGGGATTTCGTTTAATGTTGATGGTACGTTTATTTGTACTTCCATAATTATTTAACTTGTGATTCGTCTTTTTGTAACACATAGGCATAAGCCTGAGCCAGCATCTGAGTGTGCCTTCTCACGTTGAAGATATCATTGAATACGATGTTGACTCTTTTACCTGTCTTGTCTTTGATGTATTGCTCTACTACCCTAATCATTTTAGGCAGCTCATCGGATGTTGTATTGTCCATAGTTTGATTTTAGTCCGAGTGCTTCCATCTCGTGGTATCTCAGCGCATCTATAGCGTGATTGTAGTGGTCTATAGGTCTTCTCATTCGTTGACCTTGCTTGTCAGTATCCCAACAATAGGAGCGTAGTTCTTTGATGAGGTTCGTGCTTTGCTTAGTTACTAAATAGTCCTGCCTTTGCATTACATCAATACCGTAGTTAATTGAGTCAGCTCCTTTGGTTACCCCTTTGATTGTTTTGCCTTGACGTCTTATCTCTTCGATTGATTTAGGCTCTGAGCTATCTGCGTAAATAATAACACCTGACGGAAGTATCTTAGCGATGTCCGAGTTTACCATTCCTGTGCGGTAAACAAGTTCGTTTATTATCCGTGTTCCGTTATAATTGTAAATCTCAATTGCTGCCGTAGGGTCATTCGTGTATCCAAAGTCAAGCCCTATTCCTATTAGCTTCGCCTCTTTTGGTATGGTGTCTATTTCTTTCCAATTATTGAACACTACTCCTTCAAGACTACCTACCTCACCAAGACCATACACCCTCCACCAATTTGCCCAGTAGGAACTCGTAGCTGCTTTGTCACGGTTCTTTTCTATCTGACTAACGATTGACTCATCTAAAGCCTCGTTATCTTTGTAGGTTAAGATTATAAAGTCCGTGTCTGGCTCGTCTTTTAGTTCCTTGTGTACCCAAAACTCATTGGCAGGGTTAAAGTCCAAGTACACCTCACGCTTTGTACGGATAGCCAGCTCATTGTAAGACTCAAACGTCACGTTGTTGCACTCGTTGATGTACAAGATGTCACGTCTCGCACCACGCAGTTTAGAAGCATCATCTGCGGAGAAGAACTCAATTGATGAGCCGTTAGCAAATTCGTACCTGAGTAACGTCTTGTTAAACCTATCGTCAAAGTAGCGATTTGTCCATCGCATAATTTTCAGGAAGTCTTTAAGCGCACCCCTACGGAGGTGAGGTATCGTCTCAGCCACTACGGAGACTTCTAAGCCTTTTTCTTTAGCGCACTTGTCTATAAGTATCGGAAGGATTCCAAACGTCTTTCCTGCGGAAGTTCCCCCCTGAATTATTTTTATCCGTCTTTTTAGAGATAGGATTTTATTTATCGAGGTAGTTCGTTTGAACATCAGCGTCAATTACTTTGGTTTCTTCAGGGAATAGCGGCATCTCCATTGTTACGGTGGTCTCAGTCTTCTCAGTTAGTCCGTTTAAACGTGCCGTGAGGTTTGCATTGTACTGCCCTACTAAGCCTCCGTTGATTTGGTCTGAGCGGATTTCTCGCTTTATATATGTGGAGATATCGCAAAATTCTTGGTAAGCCTGATTTTTATTAACCAAATAATGCTCAACCCAAATGTCGTGTTTGTTGTAACAATAGACCTCGAAGCCTTCCATTGACAAAGGTACTTCAAGAGGCTCTGCTACCATCTCTCCGCTTCTTTGGTTGAGTGTATACTTGTAACGTGGGTTGTCTTTTACCCAAGTCTTGTATTCTCTGAATAGGTTTAGGAGAGTTTCGGGGCTATCTATTTTTCTTGGTCTTCCTACTTTTGCCATTGGTTAGTTCGTGTTTTGTTAGTTGTTCTCTGCATATTGCGTAACGTTGGTCAATGTCTTTGTACTCTTTTGACATTGTGTCATCCATCATACATCTTTGGATAAACTCGTTTGTTTGCTCTTTGGGTAGTGGTGTTGGTATTGGCATAACTGATGTCCGTGTTTAGTTAGTTTCGTATGCTTGGTAAATCTTTCTGAGGTTAAATACTATCTCTCTGAAACAAGAAGCGCAAGATGACGGCTCTAAACGTATCTTCATTACTCGTGAATAGATTTCTCTTACTCTTGTTACTTCACTTGGTTTGAAGGTGTCGTTTTCAAGTATTCGTGTTTCCGTAAGCCAGTTGTACTCCTCTTCAGTTAGACATTCGGGTTTGCGGTATGGAAACCACTCATTGAGTTTTTGCTTACGCTCTTCACATCCGCAGTCCTCGCCTGCTATAAATTCTACGAGTTTCTTGATACCTGTTACTTCAGTTATTTGCTCTATGGTATCTCCTAAGCCTTGTGCTTTTTTTGGTGTTCGTGTTTTTGCCATTTTAGTTATATTAAATCAAAATCGTTATTACTGTAATCTTCGTAGTCCTCGCCTACCTCTTCTTTCAATCTTTCTTTGCAGTTCTTTAGCGTGTTAAATATTGAAGTGAGTGAGATGCCTGAATCCTTTGCGATGTCTCTCATTGATGCGTTGCCTTCCTTGTAAACTTTAAACAACATTGAATCGTACCAATGCCAGTTATCCATCTCTTCGTAAATCCTAATGTGTATTCTTTCTAAGGCTTCGTGTTTATCTAACTCTGACTCTTCATCTGCTACTCCTCTAACTTCGTCTAATGATAGAAACTGAACGCTACCCGTTTTGTTTATTTCGAATGCTCGGTTACGAAGCATCATCCACATTAAAGCTATGTTTGGTCTTCCGTCTTTAAGTATCTTCTCCTCGTAATTGTACTTGACAATTCTCAGGTAAACGTCTTGTACAACGTCTTCTGCGAGGTCTTGCTCTCCAAATGAACGGACTATCTTTACCCATTCTTTATGGTGGTCTGCTAATATTTTTAGTGCATCCATTTGATTAAATTCTAAACAAATATAGGACTATATTTTAATCTAACAAGTTGCCTATAAAAAAAGCCACCTGTTAAAGTGGCTCTAAATTGTTTAAGTAAATCTCTCTCGAAACGTAGTTATCTATCTTGTGTAAGGTTGATAAGGTTACGTCTTTTCGCTGAAGGAAGTTGTTTAACTGAAACTGGTGCATCTTTAGTCCTTTGGCTTTTATGTCTTGGACTATTTGGTTTCGTGTTTTTACAAGCAATATCCTATTCAGTTGCTTTCGGAGTGTGTCATCGTCAATGTACATATCAGAAAGGAAGTGAGTCATCAATACTATCTCCAACTGGGAATCTTTCAGTAGGCGCAACATACGGCTCACTAAATGCTGCTGAGAAAAAACTTCCGTTCTTACCTTGCTTTACCCACAACGCAACTTCCATCTCTTTTCCGTTTACGTTTACTTTTCCCCTGTAATCAGGGTGCTTGTCGCTCGTCTTTTTGTCGTTTTTAAAGATTGCTCCGGTGTTTAACTTGTTTTCCATTGTATATATTAATTAAGGTTACAAAATATTGCGTAGATTATTAGCATTAAACCTACTGCGAGAATAGCCATAGTGCCATAAGCTGCCATCTCTTCTCTTCTGTCGTCTTTGTTTAGTTTCATTGTTCTTGTTTAAAGGTTATCAATATTAATGAACTCATTGAATGGGATTATAGGATTTTCGCTTCGGTCATTTAATACTGCAAATTCAGCATATAATTCTGCTTGCTCTTTCTCCATTTCTTTGGCTTGTTCAAAGATTTGTTCAAATGTTAGATTTTCATACCAATACTCATCGCACATTAATTTCTCTTTAATGTATTCTACTGCTGTTAATTGTTTTTTCATTGTTCTTGTTGTTTAAAGGTTAAAACGAGTCTTTAATAAAATCATATAGAAGAGTATAAATTAGTGCAAGAATTACACTGCAAAATATTACTACTCCTATTATTGGATAAGATATTGCTAATCCCGTACATACAATTACTAAAAGTAAAGCAATAGATGTTTTTAAATGTATATTCATTGTTCTTGTTGTTTAGGTTTAGGTAATATTCCGTCTTTAATTAGTTTGTTCCATTCAATTCTTTCTTGGTTCTTTCCCAAATAGAAAAACACGAATGCTACCAATACAATTGGTACTATAAATAATGCTATCATTGTTCTTGTTTAAAGGTTAAATAATACTAATGAAAAAACTAATGTGGTTATTACTCCAATTAGAAAAAATACTGCTAATGCTTTTAGTGATAAATCCTCTTTGACATCACTATAGTTACTTTGTTTTGTTTTCATTGTTCTTGTTGTTTAAGTAATTCAATTGCTTTTTGGAATCCTTGCTTAAATCCATAAATTGTATCTAATTTTTGAGTTTCTGAAGTTATGTTTTCACCATAACTATTGTATCTATGTTTAATGCTATCTTTAGCAAACTTATCAACCTCAACACTTTCTAAATATTCTACTGCTGTGTTCATTGTTCTTGTTGTTTAA